CCCGATAAAAACAGCTTTTTGTTTACTGTTATTCTTAACCATAGTGTTACCATGGTTTTTAAGTTCCCAAGATAAATCACCAATAAAATTATTATTACATAAGTAAGATAAAATTTTATCAACACACCCATTAACATTTAGTTCTACTGTATCTAAAACAATATCCGCCATTGTCGGTTCTTCATAAACAACAGAATTAATTCCCGTAAAATTTTTAATCTCACCAGCAAGTGCTTTCTTGTATAAACCCTTAGGGTCTCTTTCGATACAAACCTCCAAAGGGGTTTTTACAAAGACCTCAATAAAGTTGTCATCACCAATAACATCACGTGCTGATTGTCTATCTTTTTCGAATGGTGATATAAAAGAAGTAATTGTTATAATATTCGTGTCCGAAAATAACTTAGATACTTCAGCAACCCTTCTAATGTTTTCTTTACGGTCTTCATCTGAAAAACTTAAATCTTTATTAAGACCTAACCTAACGTTATCACCATCTAAGACTTTAACTTGGTATCCACTATGAAATAATCTTTCTTCTAACTTAGAAGCGATTGTTGATTTTCCTGAAGCTGATAAACCTGTCAACCATACCACGGGTGAAAGGTGTCCCGATTTTCCCTGTCTTTCCTCTTTTGAAAGAACATTATGTTTAAATAGATTTTCCATAACTATAATCTTAAGATTATTTTAGAAAAAATACAGTCCATTTAAAATTGTAGACTATTTATAGAATGAGTATATACTCAAAAATTACATAAACCTATATAGGCTAATTTATTGACATTTTTATGCCAACAAGAAGTAACATTTTTACACTTAGGAAATCTAACGTGTCGGGTAAAATACCCATAGTCTCACAACTTTTAGTTGGGGAACTCGCCGTCAATACTCAAGACGGTTTTTTATTTACAGCAATAGCAAATTCAGGTGGAACAGCAACAGTTGGTGTCCGCCAAATAGGTTGGGATAGACTTTCCACAATTTCTGGTGGTACCGTTATCGGTAATACAACAGTTATAGGTAGTTTCTCCGCAACAACATATCTAGGATTACCTGTTGACCCAGACAATTATGTCACAGGTGGAACATATTCAAACGGTACATTAACCCTTAATAGACAAAATGGTTCTGTTAGTATTTCTGGTTTTAGTACAGGTGGAACCAATAATGTCGACACATATGTGACTGGTTTAACAGTCAGTAATAGTGTTTTAACACTATCACAAAACAATGGTCAGTCTGGGTTAACAGCAACTATTGGGTTAACCACAAAGGTTGGTTATTTATCTGGTGGAACATTCGCTGGCAATCCTAAAACAGCCACCGTTACCTTCACCTCAAATTTTTCAAACAGTAATTACGCAATATTTTTAACGGGTGGGGCAAATAGAACATATACTTATTCAAGTCAATCGGTAAGTGGCTTTACTATAAGTGCTAATTCAAATCCGGCCTTTACGGAAAATGTTTATTGGCAGGCAATAAGTTACGGTGAAACATTATAATAATTAGATATTTATAAAATATGCCATTTAGTTCAGACAACATATTACTTGACGATAGTATTACTGGTAATACCGCTAATTTTAATTTTATTAATTTAAGTGGTACTAATATTAGTAATATTTTTTATAGTATAACCAACCCAAATCCAGACACCTTTGTCACGGGGGGTACATATTCAAACGGTACATTAACCCTTAATAGACAAAATGGTTCTGTTTCTGTTTCTGGTTTTAGTACAGGTGGAACCAATAATGTCGATACATTTGTAACTGGTTTCACATATAGTAATAATGTTTTTACTATATTACAAAATCAAGGAAGACCAAATTTAACGATAACAACACCTAGTTTTATTACCGCCTTTACCAATACCTTTGTAACTGGGGTAACATACGCTAACAGTGTTTTAACATTATCTCAAAATCAAGGACAATCAGATTTAACAGCTATCATTGATACCACTCTTATGACGGGATCAACAGACGTATTTGTTACTGGATTTACCTATAATAATGCCAATTTATTGTCAATCGGTAGAAATCAAAGTAGACCAAGTTTAAACGTAACTATCAATACTTTTACTGGATTAACAGTAAACGGTAATATCACCGCCAGTGTATTTTCTGGTGGTTCATTTGTTGGTAATGCTAGTGGTATGACTGGTGTTGGCGGTAGTGCCAGCCAATTTAGTTTAACATCAACAACAACCACAAGTACGTCAGTAGATAGTTTATTATCTGGTATGTCAGGACGTACAATATCTGGGCAATATCTAATAATGTTTAGTGGGTTGTTTTCCACATCCAACGGAGCAGCTACTACCACATTAACACTATTTGTTAATGGTGTTAGGATACCCACTTCCGTTAGGGCAAATAAATTTGGTGGTAACACTAATGAGACAACTATTATTGAAAGGGTAACTAGTGGTGCTGATTCATTGATTGAAATTAGGTGGAATACAAGTGCGGGAACGGCTACAGCCACAAACAGAACATTAATCATACTTTAAAATGCAAACATACAGTTATAATATAAATGAATACAATGTAGACCAATTAATGAATTGGGTTTTTACCAATTTAGGTAAAAATTTAGTTGCGTCATATCCTGGTGAGATAACAGATGGTTATCTTTTAACGGGTGGTTCTGACGTGGGTTTTACTTTTTTCGTACCATTAAACACCCAAGAGGAAACGGATTTAAATAATTATATTACCAATTACGTCTACAATCCCGATTACACCGATTTAATTAAATTTAAAATTAACAATTCTTTTGACAATCCCTCATCTCAAGATTACGATATAATGGGTTTCAACAAAAAAAGAACTTTCGTAAAGGGTGAGTTAAAGGAGGTTGGTTATTATAAACACTATGATTATTCAGCTAATACATATTCAGATTTAGTTGTGTTAGAAACAAGAGAATATAATAGAAATACTATTGGTATTACCACTTACCGATACTTAACAAGTACTTGGTACTTAAACGATGGTAATACTGGTTTAACTAATAGTTATACAAAATATTATACAGAAGAAGAAGGTATTCAAGAAGGTATCGATAGGAGAGGTAATATGTTATCTTTTGCTAAGACATCTTTATTAAATGGTTTAAAAGCTATATATGGTGAGCCCACAAATCAAACTTACGCCTTTGATTTGTTAATGAGTGTGAAAACACAAATGGATTATTTTACACAGGGTTATACACAACCATTAAGGGATGCTGTTAGTGCATCAACAAAACCTTATTTAACAGAAGGTATAAAATTAGCCGTTATAGAACAATTAACTTTTTAACATGAAAGAACTACTTAGAGGAATTATCACAGTTATACTGTCACTAATCGTGTTCACACCAGTAATAGTTATTGGTGTATTATTCAATATATTCTACCCAACTTATATGGGATTTAAAGAAAAAAGTTTTACACTTCCTTTTAAAATTTATTGGCGTTTAATAGATGGTACTTGTGCAACAATAGGTAACATGTTATATGATGGATTCTCTATTAAATGGGATGAAATGGGTAATGTTTGGGGTGAATGGGTTGAAGACTCTATTACAACCACTGAGAATTCTAAGTTCGGTGAGAAGAATATTACCATATCAGCATCTGTTGGTTATTTGGAATATGAAAAACTACCCCTATTCCCTAGAGGTAAAACTTTGAGTAAAGTACTTAATTGGGCTTTCAGAGAAAAGAAACATGCGATGGGTTCTTGGGAAAAGAAATTAGCGTATGATGAAATCGATAAAAAGAATTTAAAAGGTGGTAACGGTAGTTCAATACTGTAAAATTAATCCTCATTATATAAATCTTTTTTAGATTTAATTTTAACCTCTACAGGTTTTTCCCTACACTTCTCCTTAATCAATTTCTCGACGAAGGAAAACATTTTTAATCCGTTCTCTTCACAATACGTTTTTAACAACTCGTGAGTTGTGGTTGTTATCTTAATATTTTTATCTCTTTTCATTGGCTTGTATTACATAAATACCATAAAAGTCATACAAAAGTCATATACTTATCATAGTAATGCTAATTAAATATTTACTTTTCAAAAACTTTTGAAAAGGAGCCTAATATTTATTAATAAAAAGAAAATAACTCTTTAAAAAAAATAAAACGATAAATGGCTTCACAAAAAGTATTCGTATCACCAGGTGTCTTTACCTCAGAAAAAGATTTAACCTTCGTAGCACAACAAGTTGGTGTGACTACATTGGGCGTTGTCGGTGAAACAGTTAAAGGTCCGGCTTTCGAACCAATATTCATCACAAATTATGATGAGTTTTTAACAATTTTCGGTGGTTTAAACCCTGAGAAATTCGCAAATAACAAACCAAAGTTTGAATTACCTTATATAGCAAAAAGCTATTTAACAGAATCTAACCAATTATTCGTTACAAGAATACTTGGTCTAACGGGTTTTGATGCGGGAGATGCGTGGGCAATTGTTAGTGAGGCTAACTACGACCCAACAACTATATCTTCTGGTGTTACAACTACGTTCACTGCTGATTTTACAGGTAGTACGTATTCAAATATCTCAGATTTTAACGCACAAAATTTATACACATTAGGTTTGTTCCCTAATGGTCCAACATTAACAACAGCATCAATTCCAGGTGTAACAACTGTATACCCTGAAGGTATCGTCTTCACAAAGCAAGGTGGTTCATTTACGGGTACTTCAGCAACAGCTACACAAGTAAGTTTAACTGGTTTAACTGGTTCGATTACTGGTACTGTTACGACTTACACAGCAACCGCTTATACTCAATATGAGGGAATGGTATTAGCTGTTTTAAGATCAAGAGGACAATATACTACCGATACATTAGTTTTAACAACTGACCAATCAGTTAACGGTCTTATCGCCAATATGGGTGCAGCATTAACAAATCCTAAAGGTAACTTCCAATTATCGGCAGCTACTGTAGGTTTGACAGGTGTAACACTTACGTATGACGTGTCACTTGATACTACAAGTAGAAACTATCTACCTGGTGTCTTAGGTGTTGATTGTCACGATAGAGGTGCAAGAGTTTATGTTGAGGAGAGCTACCCAGCAATGTTACAAGATTTAATTGACGGTAACTATATTATGGGTCTTAAGTCTAACCTTATTCACATATCAAACATTGACAACTACAAACAACAATATCAAACTCCTGAAACTCCTTGGGTTGTTTCTGAATTACGAGGTAATCAAGTTTCTAAGTTATTCAAAATCATCTCAATTTCAGATGGTACAATGGCAAACCAAGAAATTAAGGTTTCTATCCAAAATATTAAACCTGATACAAAAGAGTTTGACCTTATTGTTAGACAATGGAACGACACTGATGCTAAACCATCAATATTAGAAAGTTATTCTAAATTGAATATGGACCCTTCTTCACAAAACTATATCGCAAAACGAATTGGTACTGCTGATGGAGAAAACGTATTAAACAGTAGATTCATTATGATGGTTATGAATGGTAACGCACCAATTGACGCATTCCCAGCAGGGTTTGAGGGTTACGTGGTGAGAGACTACGCTGGTACTAACGGTACAGCATTAGCACCATTCATCGACTACAAAACAGAATACGATCCTGAAAACGAAAGAATTAAAAGAGTATACCTTGGTATTTCCAACACTGTTGGTATTGACCAAAATATGTTTAATTGGAAGGGTCTTACACAAGCTAACACTTATTGGACAGCAACAACTAAAGGTTTCCATATGGATTCTGGAGCAACAATCGCGGGTAACTTTGATTGTGGTGAATTTGAATTCAGAGATGATTTAGGAATTGAAGGTACAACATACGAAAGTATTTCAGCTAGAAAGTTCACATTTGTACCTTATTTAGGTTATGATGGTTGGGATTGTTACAGAAGAAGTAGAACAAACACTGATAGATACCGTGTTGGTAAATCAGGTTTCGCTGCAGGTGTAACTAACGGACAATTCATCCAATTAGGACCACAAGACGGTACTTCCGACTTATACGCTTATTGGAACGGATATAAAACAATGGCAAATCCTGAAGCTGTTAACATTAACGTGTTCACAACTCCTGGTATTGATTACGCTGACAACAACTACCTTGTTCAAGAGAACATTGATATGATTGAAGAACAAAGAGCTGACTCAGTTTATATTTTAACATCACCAGAAAATGTTGAGTACGAAACATTCGATCCACTAGTTGGATTTGGTTTCAACTCTGTGTCTATCAACGACGCATCTTCATTGGTTGACTTGTTAGATGCAGCTGATATCGATTCTAACTACACAGCCACATACTGGCCATGGTTACAAGAGAAGGATAGTGAAAATAATGTTAACGTATGGTTACCAGCAACTTTAGAAGTTTGTAAGAATATCGCGTTAACTGATAATGTAGCTTTCCCTTGGTACGCAGTAGCTGGTTACAATAGAGGTTTAACAAACGCTATTCAAGCTAGAATTAAACTTACTGAAGACGATAGAGATACTTTATATGAAGGACGTATTAATCCAATGGCAACTTTCTCAGATGTAGGTGTTGTAATTTGGGGTAATAAAAACTTACAAGTTAAAGAATCTGTTCTTGATAGATTGAATATCAGAAGATTGTTATTACAAGCTCGTAGATTGATTACAGCAGTTGGTGTTAGATTGTTATTCGAACAAAATGACCAAATTGTAAGAAATCAATTCTTGAACTTAGTAAACCCAATCTTAGATAACATCAGAAAAGAAAGAGGTTTGGCTGACTTTAGAGTTCAATTATCTAACGACCCAGAAGAAATCGATAGAAACGAAATGAGAGGTAAGATTTTCTTAAAACCTGTACCATCATTAGAATTCATCATTATCGAGTTCAACGTAACTCCAACAGGAGCGTCATTTGATAATATCTAATAAATTAAAAAAGAACCTATGTAAAAATAGGTTCTTTTACTAATATAAACATATTTATAATAAAACAAAAACCATGTCAAAAATCGTTAAAAAGAAAGACCTTGACGTACTTATTGAAAGTACTTTAAAGAAAGCCGGTATCGAAACTCCTGTTAAGAAAAAGGTTGTAGTAGAATCCCCTGTTAAAAAAGAGGTTATTGCTGAATCTACAGAGAAGAAGTCTCTTATTAATGAAGATTTCAAGAAAGAATTGGCACAATTCAATAAACTAACAAATTACAAATACTAAATAAACCCCAACTATGTCAGTTAAGAGATATAAAATTAATAAAGACCAACTTGAAAGAGTTGTAGAATCTTTCGTAATGGAGTCAGCCAAAATTGATGGTAAGAAAGCTCCAGTTAAAAATCATATTCCATCTCAAGGTGCTGAAGCGAAGAAACACGTTAAGAACAAAATGAGTGGTAAAATGGTTGAAAAAGGTGAAGGAGTTCCTACACCATCGACTATGAAGAAGAAACTTTCTCAAGCTCCTGAGGCTAAGAAATTTGTTTCTAAGGGTAAAGCATCTTATACAAACAAAGCTAAGGTTGTTAAAGAAGGTGAAGGGGAACAAGATGTTGCTGGTGTATTAAAATCAGCTGGTCTTCCTGTAAACCAAAAAATTATTGACTACGCTAAAAAAATGGTTCAACAAATGGGTCCTGAAAAAGTTAAGGCGGCTTTAGCTAAAGCGGGTTTAAACGATATGGACGATTTGAAAGGATTTATCGAAAAGAGTAAAGCAAATGTTGAGTCTAAATCTGACGCAGTTAAGAGTAAATTAGCACCAGCTTTGAAAGAATCAAGAAACGGTACTAAAGTTCTTAATGAAAGTTGGTTATCTGACAACAAAGGTAAAATCGGTATTGCATTAGCTGGTTTAGGTATCGGTGGTTTAGCAATCGCTGGTGGAATGCAAGAACCTATCTCAAACTTATTGGGTAATGACGCAATCATTAAACAAGTATTAACTGACCCACTTTGGATTACTTCAATTGTGGCATCTATGTTAGGTGTTGGTTTAACTTCTTCAGCAATGCAAGGAGCTAATAAAGAAGCTAAACTTAAAAATTGTAGGTCTTGGGATAAAATGGCAAGATCTAAAGGATTTACTGAAGATTTAGGTGGTGGAAAACTTAAAAATCCGAAAACAGGCAAAGAAGCTGTAAACCCACACGGTGTGTGTAAATAATATTAATTAATAGAAATAAAAAAACCCTTAGAAATCTCTAAGGGTTTTTTGTTATATAGAAGTGTTGATTACTTTTTATTTTCAAGTAGTTTCACCCCTAGAATACTCTCTAACATTGAGTTTCCACCGTTACTACCGTTACCTGTCATATAAGTTGAAGGTAATTGAATTTTAGATAATGCTTCTGCCACACCAATCTTAGTATCCATTTCAAACTGTGCTTTCTCTTGTGGTGTTAAACCAGCTGAAACCATTTGTCTGTTCTTATAGGATTCAGCGTCTGCCTCAGTTCTAATTTTTTGTGAAGTTAAGACAGCTGTTTGAGCGTCAAGTAATGCTACTTCTTTCTTTTGTTGTGCCTCAGTTACTAACTTAGCTTTGATAACCTCTTGGTCCCATTTAGCTTTAGCTGCGTCAGCTTTACCTTTTTGTTCTGTAGTGATAGCGTCTTGTTCTGATTTTCTAGCGTTTGCGATAGATGTTTGAACCTGCATCACCAAGTTTTGTTGTAATTTAATTTGTTTTTCAACGTCTTCTGAGTAGTCAATTGAGTTAAGGGCTAAACCTTGTAAGTTAACACCGTAATTTCTAATAGCTGACTTCTCTTGTCTTAGAGGCATCCCCTTGGAGTCTTGGACAATCTTAACAACAGTAGTTGTTTTATCACCATTGGTTAAATCGTCGTGTACTTTAACGTCTTCTTGTTTTGTCTTATAAACACCGTTAATAGCTTGGTCTTCGATATAAGATAATAAGTCATTACGTTTTTCAGCTGAAGATTCTTTAGAAGACATTAAAGGACCTGTCATATAAATTGATTTGGTTAAAACCTGACGTATTAATTCTTGTTCAATCCCTTCTTGTGACCTGAAATCTGTGTGTAATTTTAAAATAGATTTATGGTCTGTAGGCATGTACCAACGTACAGAACCCGAAATTGTACCATGACCACCGTCATTAAATCTAATCTTTACTGATTGGTCTTCAGAAGATCCTTCGTCACTATGGTTACTAAACCAAAATTGGTTAGATTTTTTGTAATGAGTCGCTGTACCAAAATTTTGAAACACAGGACCTGGTTGGTCAATAACTCTGATGTCCCCACCAACACTTTGTAATACGACAATTTCCGAATTGTCAACGTTTTCAATCAATTTACCTGAGAACAGGATAAAGAAAAGTACTAAAGTTCCTAAACCAATTAAGAACATTTTTTTCAATGTAAGAGTTTTAAAAAATTCCATTTGTTTTTTGTTTTTTTATTATTTAAGAAGATTATCAGATTCTTCTTTTAACTGTTCAGCTGTTTTAAAGTGTTCTGAAACATCACTTTGTACTTTTTTTACTTCTGTTACCTTTTCCTTAGCCATCTTAAGTGCGTCTTCAAGAACTTCTTTAGTCGCGTCTTTTTTTGGTTCGGAACCCGTCTTTCTAAATGAACCAAATAAAGGTTTATTCATTAACATAGGAACTAAAAATTCAGTAATGAAACCTAATATAAGTAAGGCTCCAAGTAGTAATTCTAATAATCTCCACATATTAATTAATTTTTTTTGGTTATTACTTCATCGATAATTCCGTAAGCTAAGGCTTCATCTGCTGATAACCATAAATCACGTTGTGCGTCATTGGTTACTTGTTCAGCTGTTTTACCACAGTATTGGCCCAATAATTCGAAAAGAATTATGTTGGTTTTTCTCCATTCTGCCATAGTGATTTCAGCATCTTGAATGTTTCCGACAGCTCCACCACTTGATTGGTGTAACATTGTTTTAGAAAATCTTAGTGAAGACCTCATTCCTTTTGTACCAGCTCCTAAAAGAACCGAACCCATTGAGGCTGCCATACCTGTGTTGATAGTGGCGATTGGGGCTTTGATGTATTCCATTACGTTTACAATACTTAAACCCGATTTAACTGACCCACCAGGTGAGTCGATATGCATTGTGATTGTCTTTTTAGAGTCTTGTTGGTCTAAGAACAATAATTGTGCTTGAACAATTGTGGACATTCTATCATTAACAGGACCTGCTAACCATAAAATTCTATCCATCATCAACCTAGAAAAGATATCGATTTGTGTTGCTCTCATTTCTCTTTCTTCCAAGACATAGGGAGTCATACTACCTTGGATTGACACAGGAACCTGTGACATGAAGTTTTGATAACTGTGCAATGTATTAGAACCAATCCCTTGGTCTTTAATTGCAAATTTTTCGAATTCGTTTAACATGTTTATATAAATTTTGTTTCAACAATGATATTTATAATAAAATTGGTAGTCAATTAGCAGAAATTAAAATACCGCATATTTATTATTAAAGATAACAACTTAAAAAAAAGACAATACTATGGCAGATTTATTAATGAGGATGCCCGTTCCTTATGAACCAAAAAAACAGAACCGATTTATTTTAAGGTTCCCATCACCTCTTGGAATTCAAGAGTGGTTTGTGAAAACAGCATCAAGACCTAAAATTTCTCAAGAAGAAACAGAAATTCAGTTTCTTAATACATCTACTTGGGTAATTGGTCGTTTTACTTGGGATACTATAGATGTAACTTTCCGTGACCCAATCGGACCATCAGCAGCACAAGCTATTATGGAATGGGTTCGTCTTCACTCAGAATCAGTAACAGGTCGTCAAGGTTA